AGGTAAAAGCCCCGCAGAAAGAAAAGCATTACTAACAGAACAAGTACAAAAAAGTTTTAGAGATTCTCCCGGCATAAGACAACGATTAATAGCTCTTGAGCAAGGAGAGATAAAAGAATTATCTAAAGCTGAAATATTAGCTAAAAAAATAGCTGAGAAAAAAGCTGGAAAAAAAGAAGACCCTTGGGATTTTGCTCAAAAAACTGGCCACGTTAAACCTGAGGATAGAAAAATTCATGATTGGGATGCGTTTAAAGGGAGCGGATATGTACATGAACCAGTACCAGTCAAAGGTGTATCTGGTCCTAGAGAAAGAAAATTTCTATTAACTGCAAAGGGTAAAAAAGAACTTCAACAAGCTATAGATGATGGAACCGTAAACCAGCTACCAAAAGGACAACAAGCGGCAGTAGCCAAGTTAATTGATAAAGGTGAACTTAAGGGTAATCCTGCATTCGCATATAAACCACTTCCTGAAAGAACAGGCGCAACTCAATTTGATATGTTTCCAGATGAAGCACTAGGTGTGGAAGCGACAAAAACAATAAAATCAATCAAAAGAAGACCAATTAAAAAAGCTCCTGTTAGCAATACTAAAGTAGGTATGCTTCAAAAACGTATTCGCGATGCTAACGAAGATATAGAAAAACTTAAAGCACGGGGATTAGGGGAAGGTGATGATCAGCTTAGAAAAGCTTATGCTAAACTTGATAGACTAGAGAATGAATTAGTAGCTTCAAGAGGACAAAAATCATTATTCGGTGATAAAGTTGAAGATGAATTTTCAGAAGCATCAGCCGTTGCCAGTGCTAAAAGAGGTTTAGAACGAGATAGATTAAAAAGAAAACGCATGGAAGAAGCGTGGACAAGAGAAAAGGAATTAAAAGACATCGAAGAAAACGCAGCTGCTATAAGAGCTGATATACAAAGAGATCCTCGTAGATTACCTAAAGATGAATATGGAAAACCATATAACCCACAGGAATATGGGTTTGAAGGTTATAACCCCGGTTGGAAAGGTGAGCCTGTCGTAGGAGGGGAAAGACTTTATAGAGGGTCGGGTAAAGCACTAGAAAGAAAAGGTTATGTTACGCCTGAACCCCATCAAACGATGAGTGGTACAGGTCGAACCGAATTACCTGAATATGCCTTAGAACCACGCAAACCCTATGGAGTACCAGAAATACCAGGCGCACAAGGCGCAGCTCCTGCGTTTGCAAAAGAGTTAACGGGCAAGAGTACTAGAAGAAGTATGAAGGCCATAGATGATCCAAAACATGATTTTGGTATGAAATATAAAGGTGACCCTGACCCATGGGATCCTGGAGAGGGCGCTACTGATCTTTTAGCAGGTGTTCCTTATAGGCTTAATCCTCAAGGGAAATTAAAATTTGCGTACTCTAAAACTGGGGATGTTAAAACATCTACAGTAACTAAAATAGGAAAAGAGAGCCCTATTGAAAATAAAGCATATGCAGCTGGTCTTAAAAGGAGAGCTAAAGGATCCTTATGGCCTGCGTCTAGAATGGAGGGTTTAGCCAAAAACAGAAAAACTGAAGTTCGATGGGCGGGTAAATATGGGGAAAGAAGTCGTGCGAATAGCCAAACGGGTTTAACTGTTGATGAGTGGCATTCATTAGATAGTTATCAAAAAAATGAGCTTAATAGACGATTACAATTAGCAAAATCTGGAGGAGCTAGAATTTCTGAACCAGCAACGGGTTATAAAATACCTCCTGAATTGACACAAACTGGAATGACTCAAGCAGAATATGCTGGTGTTAAGGATCAATTAAGACCAGGGGGAATGGGTCAATGGCAGTTAGCTAAACAGCTTGATAGAGCTGATAAAAGAATAGCAGGGCAAACATCTTCAGCTGCAAGACCTGATAAAACTGGTCGCAAAGTTATTCTTGGCGATGGAACTGAAATGAATAGAGCAGATTTTAGAAAACTACCACCAATGAAAAGATTGGGTATGCTCGATAAAAGTTTTGCTACCGCATCACCAAAAGGACAAGGATTTAAAAGTTTAACTAAACAACAAAAAAGACTAGATGAAATCAAAAAACCTAAAGAATGGTGGGATACTGGCCAGCCTCATAAACCTATGGATTACACAAAAAGTTACAGAGGTGAAACTAAAGGTCAGGCAATGAGAAAAATGAAAACGGGGGTGTTAGACTTTATGAAAAAGGCTCTTAAATTATCTCCAAAAGAATACGCAAAACTTAAGCCAACTGAAAGAAATGCGCTTTACACTTTTGTCAGAGAGTTTCCTGGGGGACCAAAAAACGCAGCAGAAGCGATTATAAGAGGCGCATCAAAAGAAGGAGAAGTACAAGTTGGGCATCTACTAAATATGCTTAGGGAATCAGGATTTTTACGGGCTACTCCAAATCTTATAGCTCCATTTAAGAAAGGTGGCCCTGTAGATGAGAATTGGATACAAAAAGTTAGGTCTCGTATACAGAAAAAAGGCACTGAGGGTGTATGTACAGGTAAAAAATATGGTAGTTCCTCTTGTCCTCCAGGGTCTAAAAGGTATAACCTAGCTAAAACTTTTAGAAGTATGAATAGAAAGAGGGCATAAAATGGCTACTTCAGGAACAACTGATTTTAATTTAGACTTAAATCTTCTAGTAGAGGAAGCATTTGAGCGGTGCGGCTCGGAATTACGTACGGGCTATGATTTAAAAACTGCTGCTCGTAGTCTTAATCTGCTTACTATTGAATGGTCTAATAGGGGTGTTAATTTATGGACTATAGAAGAAGATACAGTTACTTTAACTGATGGAACAGCTACTTACCCATTACCTTCTAACACTATTGATTTAGTGAGTCAGGTTATTAGAACCGGGTCTGCAGGTACACAAGAAGATATTAGCATATCTAGAATGGCTGTTCCTACATTCGCATCTATACCTAATAAAAATAGTTCAGGTCGTCCTAATCAAGTTTACATAGACAGAAAAACAACTACCCCTACTATTACTTTATGGCCTGTTCCGGATAATGATGATTATACTTTTGTGTATTGGAGAATGAAAAGAATGGAAGATGCAGGTACGGGGGTTAATACTCAAGAAGTACCTTTTAGATTTTTACCGTGTTTAGTAGCAGGGTTAGCATATTATTTATCGTTAAAAATACCCGGTGCTGGTGAAAGAACGCAGTTTTTAAAACAAGACTATGAAGAACAATGGATGCTCGCTTCTACTGAAGATAGAGAAAAAGCTACTTTACTTATATCACCGCGTCAACAATTTGTGTAGGATTTAATATGGGACAAAAATTTGCGTCAAACAAAAACTCTATAGCTATTTGTGATAGGTGTGGGTTTGAATTTAAACTTAAAAAACTAAAAAGTTTATTTATAAGAAAAACACAAACTAACATAAAAGTATGCCCTGAATGTTGGAACCCTGATCAGCCTCAAAATTTACAAGGTATGTATCCGGTAGATGATCCTCAGGCGGTTCAAAACCCTAGACCAGATACAAGTATTTTTGTATTGGGCGGTAAAAGCAGTAGAGGTATACAATGGGGGTGGAACCCTGTAGGTGGAGCGGGTTATCCTTCTAACGAACTTACCCCTAATGATTTAAAAGCGGAAGGTAAAGTAGGAAGTATTACTATATCAATCACATAAATTAAGGAGTTATTAAATGACAAAATATGTACAACCTCAAAAAACAAAAGTTCCTCATGTAGCAGGTTATCCAGAAAAGGGTGTTAAAACCTCAGGGATTAAAACGCGAGGAAATGGAGCAGCTACTAAAGGTAATAAAGCTAGAGGACCAATGGCGTAAGTATGAATTACACAGAATTAGTAGCAGCTATTAAATCGTATACAGAGAATGATTATACGACTACCGATGTAAATACGTTTATTCAGAATGCGGAGCAACGTATATATAACGCTGCGCAAATACCAGACCTACGAAAAAATGTAACTGGTACTATTTCTACTAACAATAAATTTTTAGAGGTTCCTACAGATTGGTTAGCAACTTATAGTTTATCTGTTATAAATTCTGATAATGAACATACTTATCTTTTAAATAAAGATGTTAATTTTATTAGAGAGTCTTTCCC